AGGTGAGGGGTGCACTGCAAAAGCAGTAAGCCCCTCGTTAGAGTGAATTACCACTCGAACCCCTCACAGGCGCCCTAAGGCACCGTCACGCTACCAGCGTGACCCATCGGTGTTTCTGTTTAAAGACACCGCGCTTTACGGAACTGTGGAAATCTACGACAGAGATGTCGTCAATCCCACCCACAGATGGACCATCTGCAGCAAACCCATCGCGAACTGGTCGTGCTCGATGAAGAGCGTCTCCAGCGAAGCGTAGTTGCCGCTGTCGGCCATCCACTCCAGTAGTATGAAAAGGCGGTCCGTCCGCGGATTCCAACGCTCCAGTGCAGAAATCTGCACTAGTTCGGAAGTCTCCGTGAACGGGGTGCCGTCCTTCGTACGAAGAACACGAATCGTTCCTAAGAAATCGATCGTGACCTTCACATACTCGTTCAGATACCGCTCCAAATTGATTCCCGGTCCGTCTAAGCGACGGATGGCGAACTGTTGATGTTCGTTCAGGGAGTCGAGATGAAGTTCGTTCAAAAACGAGGTTGTAACAGGAGTTGTAGTCTCCATCGATAATGTCCTTTCTTTTAAGTGGGGCATAAACGATGCGACGTTGCTCCCAAGAGTTGTAGTTGCGGTTATACCGCAAGTTACGCTCCTGGAAACAAGACGCAAAGCACACTCCCTCGTCATATAGGCGAGAGATAGGTATTTGCGTGACTACAGTGGATGACACCATATCACGCACGCACTGGGCCACGATCCACCAACCTCTTTCGTAAAATTGGTTGGCAGTTGCAGTCCAGGACATGACATGGTTTGGTGTCCAATCGGACTTCCGCTCTGGTAAATCCATCCTGGCATAAACGGGTTTAACCGAATAGCCATTATAGAAGTCAGAGCCACAAGACTCCCGAAATGCAGATTTCGAAAAGCTCTTGTGTCGGTTTACGCGAAGTGCGTAAGACTCGAGGTAGTCTGAAACCGCGTCCACGTGGTCTACAGGAACAATGAGGTCATCCCCGTAAACCTTCACCCTTTTCATTAATTGGGTGATCGAACGATAGTTTGGCTTCATCCCGGTCTTCCGGAATATAGCAGCGAGAATTAGTGTGTAAAACACACAAGCTTCGACTGGAAAGCATAAAGCCGACCCCATCGAAGCATACTTCTTCAATACTATATTCGTTCCGTCCGGTAGATCAGCGTGAAGTGATCGGCAATCCTCAAGAAACTCAAGGATTGGTGACCGCCTGAAGATCCGCTGAACGAGCTCGAGATGAACTCGGTCAGAAGCATCAGAAAGGTCAATAGTCGCAAGACTACGATCAATCGACGATGAGTACGCGAGTCGCTGGTTGATACTCTGGTCTCGGAAGTTAATCGAGCCAGCCGTCAACCAATGCTTCTCGAGCACCTCTACCATGTGTCGTGCAACGCCTTGTTGCATGAATTGCATGGTTGAAGGCTCAATGGCAATGACCCGTGGAGTAGTCAAGGTCTTGGGGACAAAGACGACGCGGACCCCGGGTTCATCCCGGAGTTCGACGTATTCGATATCCTCGGCTCCTCGACTTCCACTTCCTCCGTTAACGGCAGCCCAGTTATGGACTGCGTGATCGACGGAAGAAAGGGAACACTCTGCTCTGGTGTACCAAGTTCGGATACGACGTCTCTCGTTAGATAGACGACGATCCGCAGTGACACCAGGGCCATGACCACAAATAATACGATGGCCATCAAGTGTAGGAAATACACTAGACCATAATATCGATGAGACTGCATCCAGGACTTCGTCCCTTCTGGTGATCTCTGGTGTGGCATGATAGAGGTCCTCCTCGACTTGTTTAAACCTTCGAATCGCTTCGAGCTCTCGCTCGGGCGAGCAAGACATCTTTGGTTTTTTATAGAACCGGGATATCTGTCGAATCCACAAAATGGACTCTTCGCAGGCATTAGCAAGTAACGTACCACCTTCATCGAACACACGGTTGAAGAAACCTTGCAGTAATGCAGGGAGCCTTCCGCGCCCTCGGCGAAAACCGAGAGGTAGCGTGAACCGCCCGGACTCTAGACCCTGTTCTAAGGAGTCAGAGAGCCTGGGGAGGGTAATCGTCAGAAACGAGAACCCTTCGTGTTCAAAACGACTTCGTATGGTAGCGAAGTCGCGTTCAGTGGACAAACATAGCTCCAAACTAGCTTGCGCTAGCAGGGCCTTAAAGAGCATGGTCGGTCGTTTCATCTTACACCTCATCTTAATGGGGAATAAGAACCGTCCGACGTATATCTCAATCGGTCAGCGATTAAAACTCGCCGCCGAGCAGCTTCCCGGAGGAGGTCGAATCGACCCAACCTTCGAGAGCTGCAATGAGATACCCGATCTCAGTGTCGGTGAAGACCGCTTTGGGTTCATCGACCACCAGATATACGCTGACACTGGTCTCCTTGTTAATGGCGGAGATCGGATCAGCGGCAATCTTCTTCTGGGAGATTCTCACCTCCCGGCGGAACCGCGAAGCGGTGGTGTTCTGTTTGATTGTCATGCTGGTGTTTCCATCAGCTGACGTGTACACGTTCTGCGTAGCACCTTGAGCGGTGCGCGGCAGAGAAATGGCCACGGCATTGACAGTCACAGACTGAGGATCGGCAAACATCGAAAGCTCCTTCGTTAAGGGTAGTTCTATCTGGACATGGGTTGGAATCCATGCCACGGAGATATACGCTACTTTTTATACCTTGAGAGCCCGAGAGCCCCAAGTATAGCGTACTGCATCCCGGTTAAATCCTCGGGATCGCTAGGAAAGAAAGGTGCACCCACAACCCTCGTTTTGAGATGTCTCTCTGCGAAGGAAGAGGTGTTGACGGAGACGTTTGATCCAGTAGGCCAGTGCCGAAAATTGCCCTGAGCCCACTGAGAACCTCGATAATACTGCGTCCTCATGATTACGAAACGTCGGGCGGCCAAACGGTCCGCTATTCCGGCGTCGAGATTCTTGAGGATAGTAGATGCATCGAGG